CTGAAAGGAATGTTCTTACGCGCCATTCCGTCCAGTGCCACCGTGCAGCAAGAAATCGAACAGATGCAGGCCACTGTGCCTGACTCCACGTTACTTCGCGACCTCCGATACGAGCAGTATGCTCAGATGCCTCAAATCTGACCTGACTGATAATATCCAGGACAGCTTCGCAATCATTGTAAGTACGGGATTGACGCCAATAGTCGCTTTCAAAGAAGTCGTTGGAGATTTGTTTGAATCCTTTGCACATACATGTCTATAAAAAGTTAACTAAGTTTCGTTCAAATTCCTCCTTCGAGATGTTTGGGATGATGACACGAAATAGTATATCGCGTACATTATTATATAATAGGTTAAATTCATCTTCTTTCATTTTCTCGAAAGAAATGGATTTTGGCGCATGATACCATTGTTGTGTCTCAATGTTGTAGAGTGGTTCGCACCATCCTGCAGTGACTTGAAGTGACTTACGGAACACCTCTAAGTCATTCTTGAAGAAGGATTGCTGTTGCTCGTTGAGATATTCCCAAGAGCACCTTAACAAAGCCCAGTATTTCCGATGAAAGCTGAGGTTACGAGGCAGACGGATTTCTGCCTCATAAACCTCACCAATCTTGAGCTTTTTCTTCTCGTCGTAGTCTTCATCAAACATTGGTTTCAGACCTTCGCGAGTGTTCATAAGCAACAGCTTCATACGTCAGAATGGTAGATCGTCTGCGTTACCTCCACCTTGACCTTCCTGTGTGGCAGGTGGGAATGGATTCTGAGCGGGTGCCTGCTGCTGTGCTCCCTGACCTGCAAACATATCTGCCTGCTGTGGTCCTGCTGCTGCGGCAGGTTGTGTGGCCTGCTGGCCTGCACGAAGGACGTTATAACAGCGAATGTCATTGTAGTAGCGTCCGTTGTACTCTCTCGCGTCGATGTCAAACTGAACGGTGACGTTCTGTTCGCCCGGCTGGAGGTTGAACTGTTTGATGCGGTCCTCACCAAAGATAGAGAACGCACACTTCTTTGGGTACTGACCAGGAACCTCAATAACATATTCCTGTGTCATCCACGGATTGCCCGTGCGTGCCGATACGCCCGACCTTGCAGGCATAATAGCGATAATTGTTCCAGTTAATTCCATGATAATTACTATTTATAATGTTTATAATCTTACTTTCCTTCTTTTATTCCGTTTATGAATAAGTCAGCTAATTCATCGAAGTATTTTTCGTCTTTGAGAGCATCATCAACGGCACCAGTAATCTTGTTGGCCATAGAACCCTTCTTCATTATCAGATGATATAGATAGGAGTCAATGGTGCCAAGTTCGCCACGGTTACCAATAAGAATCCATGAGTTGACGGCATTCTTCTGACCGTTACGATGACAACGAGCCTCACACTGAGAAAGGTCGGCCATAGTCCACGGAAGGTTGATGAAGAGGACGTTTGATGATGCAGTCAGCGTAAGGCCAACACCTGCAGCCTTAATGGAGCAGATGATAACACGACGCTCACCAGCTTGGAAAGCATCAATAGCTGCTTGTTTCTGTACGGCATTCTGACGGCCTGTGACACAAACGGCATCAGGTATAGCTTCCACTAAGCTATCAACGATGTCATGATGCTCAGCGAACACCACAATCTGCTCAGTGGAGTCTTGTATGAAACTGATTGCTGCATCAACCTTGCCTTGACCAGCTATTTTGCGGAGATTCATAAACTTCACCAAAGCCTGCATACGCATCTTCTTGCGTACCTCAGAGTCAGTGAGTTTCTTATACTCCTGCAAATATGAGCGAAGATCATTCTCGCAAAGGTCATACTCTTCTTGATTTGACAGCTCAGTGAAAACCTTTGAGCGCGTGAGGTCGGGAAGGTCTTTGAGCACTTCCTTCTTTCCACGACGGAAATAACATGAGCTATGAAGGATGGCATTCAGTTCTGAAAGATGCTTGCCGTCACCATAAGTATTGACAAAGTTACGGTAGCCTCCGAAGTCATCAATGCGTCCAAGGATGCAGAGCTGAGTAGCAAGGTCCATCGTGTCATTGACAACAGGCGTACCAGTGAGCATGTTGATATATTCCTTTCCGGCGCAAATGCCCATGCAGAAACGAGCTGTTGCCGTTGAAGGATTCTTGCAGCGGTGAGACTCGTCGATGATGACTGATTTGAACTGCTTGATGACATTCTGAAAGATGATGTCTTTGAGTTTCGCGCCCTTATCAGCCTTCACCACGAAATACTTCTTGAGAGATTCGTAGTTAACGATGACCACATCATAGAGATTCATCTGCCCTATAAAGTATGGGAAGGTGGACTTGATGGAGTCCGTGAGAATGAGCGGGCGAAGGTCTGTGAAATTCTCGACCTCGCGCTGCCAGTTGATTTTGAGAGAGGCAGGACAGATTACCAGGCATGGTGTAGCTTTGGCCCGTGCAACAGACACGATAGCTTGACCTGTCTTTCCCAAACCCATTTCGTCGCCATTGATGCAACGTTTCATTTCAAGTGTCTTGGCAATGCCAGACTCTTGGTAGGGGTACGGTTTGTATTTTGCCATTGTTATAAAATTGGTTTGTAGGATGCAGTGGCTATCCCACTGCACACAGGACTACGTAAACAGCCAATACTTAAATGCAAGTTCGAGATACTTTTCACGTCCACGCTCGTAGAGTTCATCACCACGTACAATCTTCTTATAGAAAACCTTGTTTGCGGTCTTTGAAACGGCATAGATGAAATCCTGATTACCCATAGATGGGTCGAGAGAGTGAGTGAGGTCCATATAGAAAGCGCGTGAGCGGTCCCACTCAAAGTAATCAATGCAGTTAAGGAACTGATCATATGTTGTTGCTACGGTGGTTTTGAGGTCGCCACCGAACAGCCCAAGATGCCAGTCAAACTTGCACCTCGTCGGAAGATCAAAGGAATAGCAACCTACATCGAAATGCTGTGAAGGATTTGCGAACACCTTCTGACCGACGGCATTTTTGAGAACGTAGTCAAGGAAAGCATCTTTCTGAGCTGCACGACGTAGCTTTTCAAGTTGCTTCTTTCCCCATTCCCATTCTTGTTTGGTGTATTGCTCTTCACCAACGAGATAACGGAAGTGATTGCAGTTCTTTGGCTCAGTAACCAGCCCGTCAACAAGCGTACCAAGATGAAACGCTTTCTTCTTATCCTTTGGCTTGACGAAATCAAGTTGCGGATAGAGTTTTAGTTTGAGCGAAGTAAGGTCAGAGTTACTGACCTCACTTCTTGAGTAGTACGGGTCCATATTACTTCGCTGCAATATCTTCGACATAGAGAACGTGCTCGTCGATAACAGAAATGTCATCCTTGTTTTTGAGCTTTTCGCAGGCTTTGACCATGAATCCGAGTTTCTTGGCTAAATCTTCGAGAGACATGTTTGAACCTTCGTGCGCCCACCACATCTGAATGATGGCGAGATAGCCGTTAGGAGCATCCACCTCAATATGGTGAGAAACTTTCACCTTAACAGGAGCGGAAATGGTGGGAGTCTGGTCGAAGAGAGTCTGAGACTGAGACTGAGCCTTACGAAGTCTCTCTTCTTCCTCTCGCTTTTTCTTTTCTTCCTCAGCCTTGGCTTGGCGTTCTTTCTCAGCGGCTTCTTCGGCGGCTTTCAGCTCGGCTTCACGCTTTCTCTTTTCCTCTGCAGCAGCCTTGGCCTTGGCCTCTGCCTCGGCTTTCTCTGCCACATCCTTGGCTTCCTTCGCCTTACGCTCAGCCTCTTTACGTTCATCTTCGAGACGCTTCTGTTCTTGGAGTTCTGCAATCTTAGAGTCGAAGGTGTCAAGAATATCCTGCTTTGTCTGTGCGACTGAATCCGTGTAGGATTTCACAAGTGCATCGTGACATTCCTTGTATGCAGCATTCATAATCTGACGTGCATCATCCTCTGCAACCTCCTGAGAGTATGACGGTTTGCGCTCTGCGAGGAACTGTCCGAGTTTGATCTCAGTCGGGAAGTCTGTGATTTCCTTCTTTACGACTTTGGCATTATCGAGAGTCAGAAGTCGGAACTTGTCGTTGAGTTGGTCGAGGGCCTGCGATGTCTTCTCCGTGATAATCTGATTGCAGACGGAGATAACATCGTCGTGGAGTTGTGTCTTGGCAGCTTCGATACGAGCCAGACGCTTACGCTCTTCCTCAGCCTTACGTTGCTGTTCCACCTTGAAAGCAGCATATTCGTCACGTTTCTTCTGAAGCTTATAGATGATGCTTTCTTCTGACTTGGAATCAAGAAGAGACTCCATCTTTGTAAAGCCAGACTTTACGAGGTCGAACACCTGAGTTACACCCTTGCGTCGCTCGGTCATTGCTTTCTTGGTGGCAGATGCTTTTTTGATATAAGAAGCAATCTGAGCATCCAACTCGTCAGTCATTTCACCGGACTGAGCAAGCAAATTCTCGCCATCTTTGATGCAGTTCTGCAAGGAAGTGTTGTTCTCTTGAATAGCGTTGGTGATGTCAGTCTTGATGGAAGCCACATTCTTTGTGACTTCCGCTGACTGCTGAATAATTACTTGTAACTGATTTTCTGCCATGATGGTTACTGATTAAATGGGTCATCTTCCTGGGATTCTACTGTCACGCCATTAACAGGTGTGGCAGGCTGTTCGGGAGCTGCTGGCTGTTCTGATGGTTCGAGGTCCTTGTCAGACTCGAAAGCACCACCGGCACCAATG